CCACCACGGGGGTAGGCTTTGCCAGTGCTCCGATTTCGATGGTCTTGGAGAGGACGCTAGGGGGGTTCTTTGGATCGAATACCTGATAGGTCTTTCCATTGTCCAAGGAATAGAGCAAAGGACGGGCATTGAGGCGGGATTGAGCAACCTTTTGGGTAAAGATTCGGGATGGGACATTGGCGATATGGAGCCAATCGTTGCCCTTGGCACTGGTCTCGAAGATCAATTGACGGGGGCGGTCAATCGGGTTCGGATACTTGGTCAAAAAGTAATTGACGATGTGGAGGAATACCGAACGGAGACCGGGGATATACAAATCAACGGCTCCCACCGCACCCGTGTAGGTTTTTCCATTCACGGGTACAGGGAGGCCAAAGAAATGGTCGGATGTGACCGAAGGATTGTACCCGTTCCGCTTGAGCCTCAAGAAATCGTCAATGGTACGCAACCCAGAGGTAGGTACGCATTGGCGATTGACGAAATCCTGTACTTCGTTGCACAACTCCACGGCTTCATCAAGAAGTACGGTCGTTGCTTCATCGGGTACGAATCCCTTGGGGATCAATTGAGCACGGGTAATTGGGATCATCTTACTGTCCTTCCATCAAATTACCACCAAGGAAGTGGTCGGTCTGTTCCATGAGAAGATTGATAGCCATTTGATTACCCCTTCAGATTGATGGAGTAGGTCATCTTGGCGATGTCGAGAACACCAGTCACCACGCCCTTACCGACTACTTCAACGATCTTGTTCAAAGTGGAAATCTCTTGGGGATCGACTGCGACAACGATGGATTTCTCATCGGATGTCATGCGAACACGGCTTCCCAGAGTGGCGGTGATTGCGTTCTTCACATTGGAAAGAACTTCGCTTTCGTTGATTTCTTCCGTGGTCTCTTCGGATTCATCATCCTTCTTGGGGATTTCTTCCGATTCGGTAGAAGAAGCATTCGCTTCGGGAGCGGATTCGATGACCGTACCAACGGGAAGGTCTCCTTCAACACCGTCTGCTTGGATGCTTTCGCCTTCCTGTACAGTGTGTGGGGTTTCCAGAGTCTCATTGACGGAAGTGTCCACGGGGGTCACTGTCACGCCAACGGGGACTTCGGGGGTTTCGTCTGTGATGATCGGTTTCTTTGCCATAGTATCCTCTGTGTGGTTTCTTGTATTTAGTTCATCAAAGTGTGGAGGTCTTTGTGATCGGGAATCAGGCTCTTTGTCTGCTCATCGAACTTCTTTTGGTTCTCAATGAGTATATCGGGCACACCATCCCAGAATTCATCATCTAGCTTTGAGTAGTCCACCGTTGCATCGGATTCTATCAGGTCGGAAAAATCCGATAGACGGCTCATAATGCTTCCAATTTCTTGATAACCTTCTGCATCTCTTTGAGACCCTTGGAAGCCTTTTCCTTCGCCTTGGATACCAATACCTTGGCTTCGCCCTTGTCAGTCCATGTTCCGATTCCATCAAGGAATGCTTGTGCGCCCTTGAGCGTGTCAATCGCACTAGCGTATTCCTGATTGATGGAGAAGATAGCTTCGCCCTTTTCACCAATAGGATCGACTGGATCGGATTCGCCATCCATATCATCGGGTTCGAGAGGTGGAGACCCACCCTCTTCTTCCAAGAGATTGTCCACTTCACGGAACAATCTTCCAATGATCCTATTGTGATTGACGAAGTTCACTTGATTACCTCAAAGCAACTTGGAATTGACGGGCGTTCCTTGCTCCAACCCTTCTCATATTCTGCGACCACCCCACCATCGGGGAATTCGTCAATGTCCCATCCATTCCACTTGTAGCGAATCTTCTCCTGTTTGGAGAACGCAACATCCTTCCAGTAGGCATTGAACATGGATTCGGAAATGGTCTCTTCTGATTCTTCGTTCTTCGGACGGAACTTCGTGGTCATGGTGTATTCGGTCATGCCACGGGTGTTGAGGAACACGGTCTTGCGAATGCGGGTGTCAATCTCATCATTGGGCTTCAATATGAAACCCTGTACGATCTTTTCGGTACTGAATTTGGTCTCTTGTTTCACCAAGTCTGGAACCTTCCTCAATTTGAAGGAAAGTTCGTCTTCGATCTCCACACTTTCTTCAAGGACTTCTCCAAGAAGGTATCCAACCTGTTCCTCAAGGGTGGATTTCAGGCCAAGCATCTTCTTGAGGATTCCCGTGACATAGGCATAGAAGGAATCACCATCGGATTCCTTGTGGCCTTCATCATTTGCCAATTTCTTGGCTTTGCCCCATAGGCGTTCTACTTCGGCAATGGGCTTACCGCTTTCTTTGGCGAATGATTTGAGTGCGGGTGTTGGCATATTATTCCTCGAATGAGAGGCGTTCTTTGATGAACGATTTGACCTTCTTGACCATCTTTCCTATGGGCTTTCCGTCAAGAACACCAATGCTTGCTTCGCACAATTCGTACAGAACATCTTGCTTGTCAATCTTGGCATCGTCCATCTTCAAAAAGTCGGATGGTTCCTTATCGGTAAGGCTCTCTGCCAATGCGTCCAAGTGGTCTTTATCCTCTTGCATGAGGGAACTACCAAGCAAATGATCTGCCTGTTCTTCGAGAATGCTTACCTTCATAACCACTCCTACTTCTTCAATGACTTGTTCTTTCTGCGTTGAGCCATCGTTGCCCGATATTTGGAGAACATCTTGCGCTCGATATTCGGAATCAGATTGGCTCTGCGTTTGACCATTGCATCAACATCCACCTTTGCACTCAAGGAAAGATCGTCATACTTTCCACCCTTGGCCTTGGCGAACTTGTTTTTCAAGAATTTGATTGCGGCTTTGTGGACTCTGCTCTTGACCGTCTTCATGTCGGTACGGAAGAACTTGACCTTCCTACGGGCTTTCATCTTGGAGGCCATGCGCTTCATCCTACGACCCGCTACGAGCTTCCTACGGATCAATTCGCCCTTGTTCAAAGGCTTCTTGAAGACCGCTTCTTCGATGACCGCACAAAGCTCCTTGTCCAACTGGATATTGAACTCATCATTCATCTCTTGCATGAGGGTGAACGATGAAAAGTTCTCCATCTCGAACTTCTGGTATTCGGCCTGTTCCTCAAGGGTAGGCTCTTCCTCTTCTTCATCCAGACGGGGATCGTCAATGTCAATCTCTTCGTCCAGACCTTCCATTTCATAGGGGGTATCGCCAATCTCTTCGTCATCGTCTGGATCATAGAACAGGTCATCATCGAATTCGGTGGAATCCACTGCTTCATCGGCATCATCGGAATCGTCTGCCAGATTGACAAGGATTTCGGCAACTTTATCGGCAACCTTTTCGATGAACTCTTCATTCGACCAACACCATTCCTTGCCTTCGTCCTGTTCTTTGTACAGTTCGGCATCGGGATCGGCTTCGGGCTTTTCCTTCTCTTCGGGCAATTGATGCTTTGCGGGACGAATCCATCCACGCCCATAGACTTTGTAATCGCCCAAGGAAGCAGAATCAATGGCACTGGAACCAGATTGAGCGGGTTCGCCATCTTCCTTGAGAATCTTCTTCCCTTCTTCCAAAATACCTAACCGTTGGCTCTCATTGACACCCAAGGCACGATTGATGATGGAAGCCACTTTGGGATGTGGTTGGGCATTCTGCATGAAAAACGAAGTAGGTGATTTCATAATAGCTCCTAGAACTTGATCTTGTGGGAAATGAACCACTCATCGACCTCTGCTTTCTTGACGATGGTTAGTTTTCCATTTGTCAATTGGGAAAGGGTCTGTGTCGGGTCACAGTCAATCATATCCCACTCACGGAGTAGCTTCGCAACAAAGCCAAGCCTATCCTTGTCATCCTGTGAGAGATTATCGTATGCGTTCTTGTAAGTGAGTAGGAACCATTCCTTGAAATGAATTAAGAAGAACTTGGTCTTCCCCTCAATTTCGGTATGGTACAGATACACACTTGGCGCAAGGGCTTTCTGATAGACCTTGTTCACAACTTCGGGTGCGGGGGGACGAACCTTGACACCGATTCGGTTCAGAGTTTCACGCACCACATTGGGGTTCACTTTCAAAGATATTTCGATCATATAGTTTCCTGTCCTTATACTCTATTTATGCGTCATGCTTTGGATAGGTCTAGGACTGGTGGATTTTCGGATGGTTTGGGTTTTACCAACTTCGTGAACTTCACAAGACGCTTGAATGCCTCTTCATTGTTCACCGTCAATCCGATTTCCTTGGCGGTTTCGTTGTTCAAGAAGTCGGTGAAGTTGGTCAGGTCTGATTGACCGAATACTACGATGAGGGGGTATTTGTCGGAAAGACCAGTGATGGTCAATGATGCTCCCCCTGCGTTGTTGATCCCAATACAGGCTTCGGCCTTGATTTCGGAATTGAACGCAACCACCACCGATTTGCTTCCTTCAAAAAGGGTTGTGAAATTCGGGAAGGTATCACGGTAATTTTCGGAATAAGTCAGGAATACGCTGTCTGCCTTGATGCGACCGCCTTCTGCGAATGAAAATGCGGTATCCATGCCAACGAAGTTCTTTACCCGTATTCCCGCCTTGATTGATGTGAGTCTATGAGATACAACGGTTCCATCCCAATCGAGACCATCTAGCATACACCCGAACAAGGAAATCCGTTCATTGATGCGACCACCGATGAAATGTGCGTTTGCGAACACCATGTCCTTTTCATACTGGTTGTTCTTCAGTATCAATCGGGAATAGAGACTGGTATTACCCACCGAAGTAGTCGTACTTTCCATGTTGAGGGCATCGGCATACGAATGGATCGAATGTGATGCAGTCTGCGACAACTTCCCGTCCTTGATTTCGCCAATGAATGCACCATTCTTCTTGTAAACATTGGCGACACCCCTTCCGCTTACTCCATCGAGTCCTTTCCAGAGTTCCACCCATTTGGTATCGGATTTGGTATCGGGATAGAAATACTTGACAACGGTATTCTTGGTCGTACCCGTCTGTTCGTAGCATCGCTTCAAAACGATAATCATATCGCATCCACCTCTGTTCGAGCACCTTCCCATTCGCTAGGATGAGCTTTGTCATCGCTCGATTGACCATCATTGACACCGATGTAGTCGAACTCCAAATCTTGAGCGGTCAATGAAATGGTGAAGTCGAGTTCTTCGGAAGTACCCGATACCATCGTCAAGGAAGAGATCGAAGTAAGACATACATCCAACAATCGGATTCGGAGTCGTTCCCGCTTCTGCGTATCAAGCAACCAAGCGGTGCAATGCGTGATGAAGTTCATGTATGGAGCGGGAACATCGTTCCGATTCTCCACGCTTCCACGCCTTAATTGATACCACCATTTCATAAACCACCAGTAGTTCTCGAATCCTTCGGAGACCTTCATGGTGATCGTGAATGGAAACAATCCCTGATTTCGGTTGGGATTCATGTTCATCATTTCTCTTCCCGCAAAGAACGAACTGATATTGTCCACGGTCATATCGGGAAGCGTGAAGGTTGTGATGTACTGATCGAACAATCGAAGATCGACCTTCTCACCTTCTGCACTAGGCATATCGCCAATGGCAAAACGCCATTTGTCCGCTTTGGCTACATTCGGTATCATATCACTCCTTGACCATTGAAATGTCGGATTCTTCCATAGCCAGTCCACGCTCCATTCCACCACGCATGAGCACCAAAAACATGAGGTGTCCAATGGGATGTTCGTGGTGATGGACTATTCCACCAATGATGTAGTTTCCACCATAGATTCCATCCATAGCAGACTTTTCACCACGGTTCATAAATTCAAATTCGAGCTTGACCAGTTTCCCCAACTGATAGTCCTTGTGTGGTTTCACGCACACGATGGCACTTGCGGATGCGAAGTCGAGTTTCTTCTTCTCATTGAAGACTTCGCTTGCCATGATATTGTCATGTCCGCTAGGGGTCTTTTCGGTCTCGATAATCTTGTTCGATTGACCATTCAATTCTTTACGCATTTGATGGAATTCGGCAAGAGTTCCAACGATCTGTGAATTGACGATGGTTTCGTATCTTCCCCAATCATAAGAGAAATCGGTTATCCCATATCCACCTGTCATATTGTGGAGGGATGTGATTGATTTGTAGGTGAATCCAACGAAGGGGTAGAACTTGTTTTCTGGTTTTAGATCATTCGGTTCGATGTCTTCGGCAAAGGCTTCTGGAAAATGACGGAGGATCATCGGAGCTTCTGCTTCGATTGTCCGCAGGCTAGTCACCACCAATTTGCTATCCCGATTGGTGAACGCAAGCATCAAGTCATCATCCGCAACATGGGAGTGTCTGGATAAGTGCTTCAGGAAATCAAGTGTCGTTCCTGATTGGAGCCAAGTCATCGAATCGTTGGAATTGACGGAAATCTTCGGCTTGAACGACAACTCACCCGCCAACTGTTCAAAGACCTTGGAGCTTGTTTTGTTCGGAAATGAACGGAACCTATGTGGGTGATTGAGATTGGTACAGGCAAGGATACCAACCAATTGATGATCGGTTGCTTCTTGCTGTTTGTCCGTGATGTGTGCCTTCAATTTGAAGCGTGCTTTCACGGGAAGTTCACGGACTTCGGGAGGGCGACCACCTAGCTCAATTTCAATGATGTCATCTTCTTGAAGATTGATACCACCAAAGAATTCTTCGGTCGATCTGAAATTGATGGAAATGGTAGGGATGAAATCGAACACCCATTCACGGATGGTTATGTCCCTGATATTGACATACAGGATAGGAATACCCGCAATGGATAATCTGCAATGGGGCAATCTGGTATCAAATTCACTCATACATCAAGTCCTTTTCTGCGAATCGCCTTGACATACCACCGCTCCATTTCGTTCTTCGGAGGGCATTTCAAGATGATTCCCGCTTTCAAATCATTCCAGACATCGGAGATGGAATTGAACTTCATCAATATCCACCAGAAGCGATCATCCCCATACAGTGCATATGCGATAAGGTCGGGTCTTCCAACCTGTACCGATGTGACGGTATGTGGGGTTGTCTTTCCCTTGTACACGAAATCTTCAAAGCCAGTCTGTAATAGGTCGAGTTCTCCACGCCCATTGACTGCTTCGGTTTTGATTACCTTGGAACGCAACATTATTCTTCCCCTTCAATGATTCTCACTCTCGATCCCCCGACTGGATACGACTCATAGGTGACGGGTTCGACTGTCTCGAAGGTGATTGCGAATGTGGCATACATAGGCCCGGCTATTGTCATTTCTTTCGAGAATGTCGCACCGAACGACTGGATAAGAACCTTCATTGACGCAACGGGGGATGCTCCCTGTGTTTGGGCATACCGACCGATTCGGATGTGGACTGGATCAGGTGCAGACACAACACTTCTGGCCTTCGCCCCTTCCATCGCTTCTTCATCAATGAGATCACCCGCAATGGAGGTTATTACGCTTGCTCCTGTGGCTTTACCCGCAATGGAGGTTATTACGCTTGCTCCTGTGGCTTTACCCGCATTGGCGAATGCTGCTTTCAAAGTCCCACCAGATGTCAATGTCGCCAATCCCGCAGAAAACCCAGATGCCAATAGAGCGGATTCAGTCATCGTCTTTGGTAATGCGTATTGTTTCAATCGTTCCCAACGATCCCATACCAATCCATCACCATCCCAATCCACAATCGTCACATTCGCATTCCAATTGAATGGGGTTGCTTTATCAAACACTTTCTTTGCAGATACTCCGAAGCCCTTTCCAGACCGTACTCCACCGATAGCGAACGCATCCGCTGTCTTCGCAAGCCTTGAGGAACCGCCATCAGAGCCTTCCGCTTTACCACCACTAGCCATAGCACCCAATAAGTCTCCCATCATGGAATCAGACCATTCCACGGTGATTTCGGGGGCGAAATCGTCATTGAGGGTTCCGAAGAACACGCCTTCGATAAACAGACCATGCAAATTTTGGGATAGTTTTATCGCCTGTTCCCTACTGGTAGGGGTAGTGATTTTCGGTACTTTCTTGTTAGACATGGGACACCTCAAAGGTATTTATGATGCCCCGTAAACGAAAAAGACCTACACGGGAGGGCGTGTAGGTCTTCACATGAGGCGCAATGAGTGAATGGGAAGAATATACTTCCCAGATTTATGATTGTCAATACCCTATTTGTACATCTTTGGAATTGACGGTTTCATAGGATTCGACTGTTTGCCCACCTGTGGTTGTTGTCTGGATTGGGAAGAGGATGACCCACCACCGCTCTTCCCTATCTTGTCGGCAATCGCATTGGCAAGGGCAGGGATGAACGATCCCATGAGGAACTTTTCGAGTTCGTCCAATGATTCGGACGGAGCGGACGCATTGGAGGCTCCACGAACCTGTTTTCCAGTCGTTGAACCCGTCCCACCATACGCACCAGACCCCGCACCAGTACGGCTTTGTGCGCCCATTGGAGGGGCTTGGTAGCTTCCAGTGGAACCAGTCCCCGCACCAGTACCAACCTTGGGTACAGGGGATTTGGAGGGGGTAGGAATGGCATTTGCCGTGGATTGGGCAATCGCATCCTGATTCTGCTTCGCCTTCCTGTCCACTTCGGCATTCTGCTCGTTGGTTGCCTTGGCGGTCTCTTGGACGGGTTTGGTGACATCGACCTTGCTTTCCCCCAATCGAGGAATCTTCTCGATGTATTCCTTCTTGTACTTGATACGAGCGGTCATCGCCTGTTTCCACATGGCTTGCGCCTGATCCTTCTGATCCTGTGGAATCTTGTCGGCATCCCTATGTTGGGAAAGGATGGTGTGTGTAGCACCCCATTCCGTTTCTTGCATGAAAAGCTGATAGTAGCGATTGACGAACGCCATCATTGACGGAGACTTCATTTCCTTCAATCGGTCGGGGGGTACTCCATTCCACGCAATCCCCTTGAAGTCCTTGAAGTCCTTGTCGGCTTTGTCCAGTGCCTTCTTCTTTTCGGTCTCCAATGCCCGTTCCAAGTTGCGGGTTCCTTCCCCGAACCAATTGGAAAAAAGGTCTCCGATGGTATATTGGGAAGCTAGGTTCTCTCCAAGAAGCCCACTTTCGACCAGTGCCGTCCCTGCTGTCATTCCTACGACCGCACTGCCTACGACCGCACCCGCTGTTCCAGTAGCCGCACTAGCAACCACCCGTCCCGCTGTGAGCGCACCACGGACAACCGTCCCGCCAATCTTGGAACCGACATTGGCGACTGCCCGTGCTCCACGGGAAAGAGCACCACCAGAGGCTTTAGGGACTTTGGAAGGTTTCGGCATCTTGGGCTTGGCCTTCGAGACCTTACCCCGCCCTTTGCCCTTTCCCTTGCCCTTACGACCCTTCTTCTTTTTCTTCTTGTCATCACCGTCAAGATCGAATCCAGAGTCTTCAGACCCGCCAAAACGGGATTCAAAGGACTTCTCAAGGCGATTTGCCAATTTCGCAAGATCGGACTTGGCGACATCCCGCTTGATGCGCTTCGCTTCCCTAGCTTCGGTCTTCTTTTCCGCTTCCTGATCGGCCTTGACTTCTTCTGCTTGAGCGTCAATCTGCTTTCTGGATTTGGCCTTGGCTATGGCTTCGGTCTTCTTTTCCTTGGCCTTTTCGCTCTTCTCTTGGTTCTTTTCCCGCCTTTGTGCCAATTTTTCCGTCACATCGGAGAGTTTCTTCGACCTTTTCTCTGCCTTTTCATCGGACTTCTTCGCTCTTGAATCGGCTTTCTCATCGGACTTCTTCGCAATTTCCTCTGCTTTCTTGTCCGATTTCTTCGCCCTCTCATCCGCTTTCTTTTCGGACTTCGCTACTTCCGTAGGATCGAGCTTGACATACGATGGTTTGGCCTTCGTTGGTTTAGCTCTCTCACCCGCAATTTCATCGAATGCAGTACGGACATTCCCGATTGAGTCGAGAATACCTTTCTTGAACTTGTCGAATCCTTCATTCTTGGAGAAATAGCCAGTGGCCTTCTCCCTGTCGGCAACCAGTTTCTTTTGGGCTTCGGTGATTGCTTCGAGCACCGCCTTCAATTTGGCGATAGCGTCCTTGTCACCATCCTCTGTCGCCTTCTTGAGCATTTCAGTAGCCTTCCTGTGGTCGGCTTTCATCTTGGCTTGCTCTTTCTCAAATTGACGGGTAGCGGATGCGGATTTGGCTCTCCATGACTTCAGTGCCATCTCGGGGTCGCCAATGACTTTCATTGCAGTGGCGACACCACGGACAACCTTGGCGACCTTGCCCGTGTCTTC